GCGGCATCCTGACGGCAGGCAGCGGCAGCACGATCGGCAGCGTGGTTCACACCGCAGGTGCGTTGACGGGCGTGACCTCTCTCGCGATGGGCGGGGCGCTGTCGGGCGCGACGACCGTCGGTGCCTCCGGATTGGTGACTCTGTCGGGCGCGGGGACGGCACTGTCTGTGAACAGCAACGCCACTGTGAGCGGCATCCTGACGGCAGGCAGTGGCAGCACGATCGGCAGCGTGGTTCACACCGCAGGGGCGCTGTCGGGGGTGACCTCTCTCGCGATGGGTGGGGCACTGTCGGGCGCGACGACCGTCGGTGCCTCCGGATTGGTGACTCTGTCGGGCGCGGGGACGGCACTGTCTGTGACCAGCAACGCCACTGTGAGCGGCATCCTGACGGCAGGCAGCGGCAGCACGATCGGCAGCGTGGTTCACACCGCAGGTGCGTTGACGGGCGTGACCTCTCTCGCGATGGGCGGGGCGCTGTCGGGCGCGACGACCGTCGGTGCCTCTGGACTCGTGACTCTGTCGGGCGCGGGAACGGCGTTGTCTGTGACGAACAACGCCGCTGTGGGAACCATCACGACGGGCGCGGGGTCCAACTTAGTCGGTGGCGTCACGCTCAATGCCAACAACGTTTCGACCGCTGGAACTATCACGGCAGGATCGGGATCCAGCTCGATCGGTGGTGTCACATTGAATGCGGGCGCCGTCACTGCAACGACGTTCAATGGATCGTTCAGTGGAACTGCGACGACTGCAAGTGCGTTGACGACCACGAGCAACTACCAGGTCGCCTCACTTGGCGTGGGTGTGGCGTCAAGTGGAACTGCCGGAAATGTTAAGGCTACGACGGGCACGTTCAGCGGCGCGGTGAGTGCAGTGGGTGTTACATCGACCGGAGGTGTTGCGGTGGGCGGTGCGCTGACCACCGCTACGACGGGTACGTTCAGCGGCGCGGTGAGTGCAGTGGGTGTTACATCGACCGGAGGTGTTGCTGTGGGCGGTGCGCTGACCACCGCTACGACGGGTACGTTCAGCGGCGCGGTGAGTGCAGTGGGTGTTACATCGACCGGAGGTGTTGCGGTGGGCGGTGCGCTGACCACCGCTACGACGGGTACGTTCACGGGTGCGGTTTCGACGGGTGCTCTGACGGCGACAGGTGTTGCGGTGGGCGGTGCGCTGTCGGGCGCGACGACCGTCGGTGCCTCTGGACTCGTGACTCTGTCGGGCGCGGGAACGGCATTGTCTGTGACGAACAATGCAACGGTGACTGGCACCGTAACTGCGGGCGCGTTCTCAGGACCGTTGACCGGCAATGTAACTGGAAACGTGAGTGGCAGTTCGGGGTCCTGCACGGGAAATGCGGCGAGCGCCACGACCGCAAGTGCGCTGACGACCACGAACAACTACCAGGTCAACTCACTTGGCGTGGGTGTGGCGGCAAGTGGAACTGCTGGAAATGTTAAGGCTACGACCGGGACGTTCAGTGGCGCGGTGACTGCGACAGGTGTTGCGGTGGGTGGGGCACTGACAACAGCTACGACTGGGTCGTTCACGGGGGCGGTGAGTGCCGTTGGTGTTACATCGACCGGAGGTGTTGCGGTGGGTGGGGCACTGACAACAGCTACGACGGGTTCATTCAGTGGCGCGGTTTCGACGGGTGCTCTGACGGTAAATGGAAATATTTTTGTGGGTCCCGGGTATCAACAGTTTATGTTGCCTGGAGGTAACTCCTATGGATACATGTATGGTGCTTATGCTACACTCGGCGATGGAGTACATATAGGATACAACTTCTACAATAACAATACTGCCAATTTCATCCCGAACGCGGGCGGCTCAACTTCCCGAATGACATTCGGGTTTGGAACAATTGGCTGCTATACAGGTGCAATAAACACAGCACCGACTAATTTGGGATATTACCAAGACAAGACCGGAGACGTGGGGATCGGCACAACTGCACCGAGTGTCAAGTTGGATGTGAATGGGACGGTTAAATCATCCGGGGGATTCATGACAGGCTCATTACTCCTTTCTACGAGCGCGACTGTGGTCACCCTGTACACACCAGGATGCTATAGATTTACAGCTATATCGACACAAGCCAATAGAAGGGGGTACAACTTCACGTCTTTGTATTTCTTTTTTAACGGATACGCTGTTGTGGATGATAGCAACAGAAGCGGGACGCCTGCTCTAGGAGTCTCGGGCGTAACAAATGCAGGGTTGCCCACGGCCAACATGACAGTAAATATGGTTTTGGCGGGCAGCGAGATTCCAGTGTGGATAAAGTGGACATTATTGAACTCGTATTAATTGCGAGTTGCTATGATAGAAATCCCGCCGTCGCGAGTTGAAAAATTCAACGTTGTCGTAAACATTCGGTCGGGTGTATTCGACGCTTCAACCAATTCATCGATATGTTTGTCTGGAAAAAGAAAATCAATATAATCATGAAATCCTCTGAATTTTTTATCGCTGCATCTTCCAACTGGAATAACGTATAACCCGTACGTATAGGTTGTATTATTCGATTCTTCAAAAAACGTAGTTTGTATTTGCACATCCTCCTCCGTGACAAAACATCGCCTCAGGATTAGCGCTTTGTGTGCTAGCTCTTCCTCTGAATACGTTGCCATTTATGTTAGGTGGAAACTGTTTTTTGTGGCACTCTTACACAAGGAAGATGTCATCGGGATATCTCAGCACCTACACCCCGGGCATAGGCGTCGTGACATGTGCGCCCAACATCTGCATTGGACCCCCGGGACCCGATGGACTTCAGGGTCTGCCGGGTCCGACGGGGTACACCGGATTCACGGGCGACACGGGTCCGTTCGGGTACACGGGCGACACGGGTCCAACGGGACCCACTGGTCCGACGGGTCCGACGGGCGCGACGGGCGCGTACGGCAACCCGGGGTATGCGATCAACACGGGACCGACAGGGTATATGGGTCCGACGGGTTCGACCGGTCCGACGGGCGCAACGGGGGGCGCGACAAACACGGGACCGACGGGATACACTGGATTCACGGGACCCACAGGATACACGGGTCCAACGGGGTATACGGGATTCACGGGGTTCACGGGACCTACCGGACCCACTGGGTTCACGGGTCCGACGGGATACACGGGTCCCACGGGTCCCACGGGTCCACAGGGCGGCATCGGCGACGTCGGGCAAGTGGGCGCGATCGGCAATCGGGGTGCGACGGGTCCCACGGGTCCCACCGGATTTGCGATTGCCATCGGTCCCACCGGTCCGCAGGGTCCGACGGGATACACGGGGTACACGGGTCCAACCGGTCCGCAGGGTCCCACGGGGGTTGCAGTTTCGGTCGGTCCGATGGGGGACACGGGTCCTACGGGTCCGATCGGTCCGACGGGATACACGGGTCCCACGGGTCAGGCGATCACGGGTCCGACGGGGGCGATTGGCGCCACCGGTCCGGCAGGGACGCTCAACTCGGGATCCGTCGATTTTGCATTCCCATCCCTGTCGACCACCGCCATATCGATCCAATCGAATTCGACGGGCGTCCCGTCCACTAACCAGATTTGGGTTTCGGGATTTACACCGACGTCCCCAATTGGCGGCATTCCAGTTGGCGCCTTCATGTCGAACATTTCGGGCACGTGGCACGGCGTCTTTCAAATGATTGGACTCTCGAACGGCGCAACCGCATCGTACAGCATGAACTTTTACAGGCGTAATGCATAAGCAGGGGGATGTATGTTTCCTACACGCCGCGCACGACCAACAAGTGTACCACCCAAACGCCCTTCACAGGGCAAGTGCTGCCGGGTCCAGTCGGAATTCCTGGTTCAGTGGGAAACACTGGATCCACGGGTCCGCGGGGGTATTCAGGAGACACGGGGCAGACGGGATTCCGCGGTCCCGCTCAAACGGGATACGGGGGGGTTACTGGTCCCACGGGTCCGCGGGGTCCCACGGGGTTCGGAAACGCCACTGGGTCGACGGGATACACGGGTCCAGCGGGTGCGCCGGGGGAAGGGGGGGTGCCGGGAGCTGACGTTCTAACAGGTGCGACGGGGTTCACGGGACCCACGGGACCGACGGGATACACTGGATTCACGGGTCCGACGGGACCGACTGGACCGACGGGAAACAAGGGACCGACGGGACCGACGGGACCGACGGGGTACACGGGTCCTACCGGAATCGAAGGTTCGTACGGCGAGGGCGGGATGTCGGGTCCCACGGGTCCCACGGGTGCCACGGGTCCGACTGGCGAAACCGGTCCACGGGGTCCGACGGGGTACGGCACCAACACGGGTCCGACGGGTCAAAGCGGTCCAACCAGCAGCGCAACGGGTCCGACGGGATTCACCGGTGCGGCGGGTCCCACGGGCGGTGTCGGTCCTGCGGGTCCGACGGGTCCAGTCAATGTCCAAGGTCCTACGGGTCCCACGGGTCCTCAGCCCGCGCGTGGGTTTCGGGGACCTGCGGGGACAATGGGTGCGACGGGCGCCGTTCTCCCGGGATACACGTCCAGTTTCATCTCAGTCACGATTGATCCATACAGCCGCGCATTGTACAGCAACACCCTGACACTCCCAGACACGGACATCGCGACGGATGCGACGTGGGCAATTTGGTTGGCGGGGTTCCAAACCGTGAGCGGCAACGCGAACGTCCCCCTCGAAATCACATTCACGCCCAACACGTCCAACCTCGTGTTCCAGTCCTACCAAACGACAACCGCCTCGCCCGCCGCCCAAGTCGATGTCTTCTACACGTACCGGACAACATAAGTTCCCGCCCAAGAGCAAGGATGAAACCTCGCCTCCCAAAAGAGGTCGAACTTTTCTTCCCTTCTGACATCGTGCGGTACATCTACACCTACATCCCGCACCTTGTCAAAAAAGAACCGATGAGTCCGAGTCTTCAGAAACAAATTATGAAACTGCAGTTCAACAAGCGCTGTGACTGGAGTGCCATGTATTTAAAAGGGTTTGATGATTTTGTGATACACTAAGCAATGGAGAAGTACATCGAGGTGGATCACTGGGGTTCGATCGTTCGCGACCTGAAAGACACGGAGCGGGAGGAGCACGGCATCCCGAACTACACGACCGAGCAACTTGCCCGTCGGGTCCTCGCGTTTGTGCAGACCACCCGCATCCGGCAGTACCCCCTCTTCACCCAACAGCGAGGCGAAGAATATGAACGAATGATTGCGACACTGGTGGAAAGTGGGTTTGATCTAGCTGCAGTTCAGCGACTTCTTGCAGAGGAGGCGTTTTGGCAAACCACATTAAAGCTAGCGAAGCTGTGACGGACAGGACAGAGGCACCCACCAACCACAGCAGCGTCTCATACAGCAGGCATGCCAGAAACGCAGCCAGCAACCCGACATTGAGTCCGATCGTGAAGGTCATCTTGGACTCCCGACTCATCTTCCAATCCCATGCACGGAACACCGTGTCGAATATATCATCCCACGACTGCTTGGAGAACTCCTGCTCGATCGTGGTAATGATGCACTCGCGGTAGTGAATCTCCGTGAGGATGCTGACAATGAGCCCGACAATAATGAGGCACCGAATCGACACCGTCGGGACAATGAAGAAGAGACTGGCCGACAGAAGGAGGCAGGAGTGGAGGGTGGAGACGATGACATACCGCGCAGTGTCCGTCCAACCAGGCGTTGCCAGGCGAATCCAGTCGGCAACACGCTTCATTGTTGATCTCGGGGTTTCTAAAAATGGAAGAATCTACACATAGAGGTAAGGAGGCACTAAAAATGGGAGATACAATTGTAGGAGTCCAGTTTGGCATCGCCAACCCTGAAGATATCCGGAAGCGGAGTGTCGTCGAGGTCACGACGGACAAGGCGTACCAGAGCAACCAACCCGTCCCGAACGGCGTCTTTGACTCCCGCTTCGGTGTGATTGAGAACGGCAAGGTGTGTCCCACCTGCAAGCAGACGAACCAGTTCTGCCCCGGTCATTTCGGGCACATCCAGCTTGCCCGACCCGTGTACCTCTACCAGTTCTTCGACATGATCGAGAAGTTGGCGAACGTCATTTGCCTGTCGTGCTCCAAGACCCTCGCCGATCCGAAGGACATTGACGCACTCAAGACGACGGGACTGACGCGGTTCAAGGAGGTGCGCGACCTCGCACCCACCAAGAAGAAGAACGACCCCCTCGTGTGCCGAACGTGTGCCACCCCCGTGTTCAAGAAGGTCGCCAAGGTTCTGGGCAAGGCGGCGACGCTCGAGGGCGAACTCTACCCTCCCTCCTCCGAGGACGCTGCCCCTCCCCCCGTCCCGATCCAGGCGGAACTCATCCTGCGCGCCTTCCAGCGAATCACGGACGAGGACTGCACCCGCATTGGACTGAACCCCAAGTATGCCCGCCCCGAGTGGATGATCTGCACCGTGCTCGCCGTCCCGCCCCTGACGGTTCGCCCCTCCGTCGTGATGGACGACAACCAGCGGATGGAGGACGACCTGACGCACGTGCTCATCAACATCCTCCGCGCCAACGACAAGGTGCGCGAGAAGATCGACAAGGGCGACACGGCAGAGAACATTGACAAGTACACCGCCAAGTTGCAGTATGATGTTGCGACGTACGTCGACAACGACATCAAGGGACTGGAACCCTCCGCCCAGCGCTCGGGTCGACCTCTTCGGACGTTGAAGTCCCGCTTCGGTGCAAAGACGGGACGTGTGCGCGGCAACCTGATGGGGAAGCGAGTCGACTTCTCCGCCCGATCCGTCATCACCCCCGACGCCAACATTGAGCTGGATGAGTTGGGCGTGCCCGAGGAGATTGCAAAGAACCTGACCTTCCCCGAGATTGTGTCCTCGTACAACCGCGAGCGCCTGCTGGAGTACGTCCACAACGGTCCCGACAAGCATCCCGGCGCCAAGTCCGTCTTCCTGAAGATCGACAAGCGCACCGTCTCGCTGCGGTACGTCAACCCCGACACAATCGATCTTCGCGAGGGGGATGTGGTGCACCGCCACCTCATCAACGGCGACATCGTGCTCTTCAACCGCCAGCCGTCGCTCCACAAGGCGTCGATGGAGGCGCATCGGGTGGTCGTTCTGCCGTACTCGACCTTCCGCCTCAACGTGTCTGCGACGCGACCCTACAATGCTGATTAACCCTGAGACTTATACATTAAAATCTGCGTTATAAATAAATGGACGTCTACATCTACAAAATCACCTGCCTCCAAGCAAACAAACACTATATCGGACAAACCCAGCAACACAAAACCAAAAATGGCAAACCGTACAAATACGGCGTTCTCGGAAGATGGTGCGATCACGTATCCTCATCGAAACGGTCAGATGCGCCACTCCATGTGGCGATTCGCGAACACGGAGCTGAGTGTTTCGTTCACGAAATCATCGAAACCGTGTCCTCATCCACCGCAGATGAACGAGAAGCTTATTGGATCCGCCAACTCGGAACAACCGTCCCGAATGGTTATAACGTCAACGCGCACTCGAGATGTAAGCATCGCGATTCATCGAATCCAGCTGCAATCTACATCGAGTCAGCAACAAGTGTTGAACTCAAACACGTCAACCGAAATGGTGAGCCTCGCCTAGTGTACATCTATGTGACCACGCCAAGTGGAAGAGAGCGCCTTACGTTCGGTCAATCTGGAAAATCAACGTTCGAGGAAGCACTAGCAGATGCAGAGAAATGCATTGAAGTGTTCCGAGAACGGGGTATCCAAGTGATTGAAGGAACACGACGCTCTCAGTTTGAGAACCAACGTATCCAAAAAATACGCCTTGTGCCGTTCAACAAGACAATGGTTGCTGTATACCTAACGACCGATGACAACAAACAAACAAGAATATGCTTTGGAGGCAAACATGTGACATACGACGATTCCATTAAAAACGCAAGAGAGTTTGTGCGAGGACTCAACCCAAATGTATTAGAAGATAGTCTCTCAAAAAGTCAGCAACAGGTGGCTACCTCCTCGGATGAAGCAAATTCCGAGGTAGAGAAATAGTGTAAGTGCTTCCGTGTGTTCGTGGTCTCTCCACCAGAATATGCGATATAACCATCTAGTATGAGGTGTGAACAACACCAAATGCAAGACCCCCAAACTCAGGGAAACTCCTAAAGCTCATAGATACGAAGCGCAGTGGTAACACGTGCGTGGCCTGGGGGAAAGCCCTAAGGATATCGTGAAAACGCTATGAGATCCGAGCCAATGCGAGGCAAGGAATGGACAATCCTGACCCAAGCTTCCTACCGAAAGGAGGAAGAAGGAGCAACGACTTGACGGGGGTCGGTTCGAAAGAGCTTAAGGTAAAGTCTAGTCCCAGTCCGAAAGGATGGGTAGAAACGTTTGATGGAGACGAAATGAACATGCACGTGCCGCAATCAATTGCGGCGGCGACGGAACTGCGGTTCCTCGCAAGCGTGCTGCGAAACATAATTAGTCCGCGCACCAACAGCCCGATCATCCAGCTGTTCCAGGACACGATGACAGGCACCTACCGCATCAGCCAGCCGGGCGTCACTGTCCCAGAGCAGATTGCAATGAACATCCTCGCACGCCTGCGCCTGCCCTTCAAGCGCAAGAACCGCAACTGGACGGGCGCGGAACTCATTTCCTGCGCCTTCCCGATGATGAATTCCAAGGGTCGCTTGCCCCTCAAGAACGGGCAGTTGGCAGAGGGCACGATCATCAAGAAGGGTGCGATGGGCGGACTCATTCACATCGTGTACAATGACTTCAGTCCCGCGCGATGTGGTCAGCTCATCAACGACATGCAGAGCATTGTGACGCAGTACAACCTGTACACGGGATTCTCGGTCGGCACATCCGATCTGATTGCGAACAAGGAGACGCTTGATTTCGTGAATGAGAAGATCAAGGAGGGTCGGGATCGGGTGGCGGACATCCTGTCGGAAGTCCATGCGGGCAAGTTCATCAACATCTCGGGACTGAGCGACGGGGTTGATCTAGAGGACAAGATCTCGTCCGCGCTGAAGGACGTTGCGGCGAAGATCAACGAGCGCGTGATTGGCAGTCTCGACAAGGAGAATCGCATCGTCCAGATGGTTGATTCGGGATCCAAGGGCGGCGAGCACAACATCACTCAGATGGTGGCGCTGCTGGGGCAGCAGTTGATTGAGGGTCGGCGAGTGCAGTTCACGCTGCAGGACCGCACCCTGCCCCACTTCCCGCGATACGACGACGGCGTCGAGTCGCGCGGGTTCGTCCAGCACTCCTTCGTGGACGGACTCATGCCCGCGGAGTTCTTCTACCACGCCCAGGCGGGACGCGAGGGTCTGATTGACACGGCAGTTAAGACGAGCGACACGGGATACATCCAGCGCCGACTGATGAAGTCGATGGAGGATCAGCACATGGAGCACGACGGCACGGTGCGCAACGTCACGGGCAGTGTGATCCAGTTCGTGTATGGCGAGGACGGCATCGACACGACGTGCATCGAGTCCCAGGCGTGCGACCTGGCATACCTGACGATGGAGAACATCTATTCCCAGTATGCGCTCACAGCGGACGACGTCAACCCCTTCCTGAAGGAGGAGGTGACACAGACGCCCGACATGGTGGAGGAACTGCTGGCGGATCGCGAGATGCTCGTCCAGTCCGTCTTCCGCTTCCGGAAGTCCGACATTCTCTCGGCACCCGTCAACCTCCAGCGCATGATTGACAAGTACTCGAACGCGTACTCCACCAAGACGGACCTTACGCCCGAGTATGTCGTTGCCTCGCTGGGGCGGTTCATGAAGGAGTTCCCCCGCAATCGCGTCTTCCACTGCCTCCTGCGGTTCTACCTCGCGCCCAAGAAGAGCATTGTGGTGCACCGCATGACCCAGGCGATGTTCGACGAGCTCATGAACGACGTGCGGTTCCGGTACATCCAGTCCCTCGTTCACGCGGGCGAGATGGTGGGTGCCCTTGCAGCGCAGTCCATCGGTGAGCCGACGACGCAGCT